TGCTGATGAAGAAGCAATCAACCCATTTGATATGAGGGAAGGTGCTAATTTCAAGTTGAAGAGTCGTAAAGTTGAAGGCTATCGTAACTATGACAAGTCAGAATTTGCTGACAAGTCTGCATTACTTGATGGTGATGATGAGAAACTTGAAGGATTGTGGAAGAAAGAATTTGGTCTAAAAGAATTCACCGAAAAAGGTAAATTCAAATCATACGACCAACTCAAGGGTCGCCTTGAGAAAGTTCTTGGCTTTGATGGCGGTGCACCTGCACCTCGTACCAAGGCAGCTGACACAGTAGCACAATTGTCTGATGACACTTCTATGCTTGACAAAGCACATGCGTCAACTGCTGCTGATGATGAAGATTTGGATTATTTCAAGTCGCTCGCAGAGCAAGAATAAACTAAAGTTCCTTTCTCAGAACTTAGTTTAGACCCCGCCTTGTGCGGGGTTTTTTATTATGTAACTGGTCTTAGTAGATATCTAATCAAGTCGGTGTCATATGCACTTGCAGGAATGCCAGCAGATGCCTGAGCAACCGTTTGGTTATTAATGACATTATTAACAGTTTGATTACCATTAGTTGTGTCATTCTTTCCGTCTTTTATTGCTGCCGAATTGGAAGCAATGACTTGACCGTTAGGTCTAGCGTTGCCATTGGATGCGAGAACTGGACCAGAACTGTTTCTGTTTTGAATTGCAACAAGTTTTCCACCCTCACTCACATCAGCGCTAAAATGCATAGGGTCTTTTTGACCACCTGTCCAATCACCACCCCAACCTAATCCTAATTTTTTAGCAAACTCGACAGCAGATGGAGGCAAATCTGTTACTAGATTTTTACCCATTGGATTTTTTTCTGGATTAATATCAATAGCTGCACCGTAAGCATGAATACTTTTAGTGTTGGTACCTTTAATATTTCTATCGCTATAACCATGGATACTTTTAATTGGATAATCGATACTATCCAAATAATCAATAAGAGCTTGGAATTTTCCAGCATACTCCGCATTAACAGTTGCTGTAGCGCCTGTTTTACTTTGAATTTTTGCTAATTGAATTACTGTTGGTGAATTTTGACTTGCGGGCTCACTCTTATTTTTTCCATCTTCGGAAACTGGAGAAGGAGAAGTTGATGCAACCGCTGGTACCACTGGAGCAGCAATCGGTGATGCACCTTTTCGTTTTAGTCCTTGAATTTGAAGTCCTGGTTGTCCTTCTCTTTCTCTATTAAGTTCTTGTCTAGCTTCTTTACGATAAGTGAACAATACTTTCTTGTATTCATCAGTTAGATTGCCTTGAGCATCTCTAATTGTCATGCCGCCTTTAATGAACAAATCATTTGCTCTGGTTACAGCTCGTCTTTCTGCTTCAGTCTCAGCCTCATCAAAGGTCATATCTTTGACCGCCTTAGATGGCTTTCTCAAATCTATTTTTGAATCGGGGTCTTCAATCGTTTTCAAGTCTTTAGGTTGTGCTTCACGATTCTCTTTTGCCTTTCTACCCCATTCGGTATTAGCCTCAATCCATTCAGATAGACCATAAGCCATTAGTCCTAATAATGCAATAATACCAACTGGTCCACTTAATACACCAATAAGACCTCTGAATAAAGAAACTAATCCACCACCTTTTGCAGTTGCACCCAACACGCTGGCAAGCAAACTCAAACCTTCACCAATAATTGCTAGAGTAGTTCTTGGGAATAAAAGAGCAAGAGCAATTAATGTTTCCTGCCAATGTTCTTTCATAAATTCAAGCATGGTATCAAATACAGCTCTAACACCTTTATTGATAGTTTCTCTAAATTCTGGATTATCAAAATAAGCTTTTATCGCTGCAGCCAAACCAGCAACCAAACCAGCTTTTACTAATAGTGGTAATAAAGCAGCAAATCCACCTTTTAACAGACCAGAAAAGAAACCTTCTTTATCTGCTGGTGCTGATGAATTTACAGCTGTAGGTGATGTATTTCTGCTTCGATTAAATTGGTTCTCATATGAAGCTTCACGGTCTTTAGATTTCATAAAGAACATATCTGCTTTTGTTGCAGCTGTTCCACCGCTAATTTTAACTAATTTAACTATGTTTTGGCGCATGACATTCATATCTCTACTCATCATTGGCAGACTATATGAATTTTTAGCTACAATACTAATTTGAACACCTAGTTTATCGATACTATCTGACAGTTGGGTTATTTGTTCAGTAGCAAGACCACCACCTGATGAACTTTGGCCAGAAAGTTGTTTAGAGTTTGGTCTACCACCAGCTTGATAACCTTTTAGACCAGGAAATAAAGCAGTCATCATACCTGTTCTACTGAATAGGTAATTTCGAATATCTACTTTTTCGAGTATCCGTTGGCCAGCAGCCGATGCCAGAGACTTGGTTACACCTGCACCAGATTGTCTTTGTGTTCTTACTAGGTCTGTAAAATTTGCCATTTTTTTATCTTCTTCTGTTAGCTTTCGCTTGTTCCATTTTTTGATTTTCTTCTTCAATATGACTGACTAACATCGCAATATATATTCCCCGTTCCCAAGGCAACATATTATCTAAGTCGCTTAAGGTATATTTGTGATGTTGCATCAATGCAAAGTTTGTGTCATAATGGTTCTTCAATGTATCATGGCGAAAGCTTATCCGAAAAAACTTTGCAAACCCTCCAAAAAGACTTCTTCATTATATCCACATTTTGGACACTTGAAGTTTACAGTCTTCTTAATCTTAGGGAATGATTCAAAGAATGATTGGACACTAGAGAATTGTTCACGGGTTAAACCCTCAACAAACTCTATTAACTCTTTTCTCGGTACATCTTTAGAATAAAAAATATCGTCTGCATCATAGATGTAATCGATACAGTCAACTAAAACATCCATAAGTTTCTGCACTTCATCTGTGCTAGTTGTTTTAGTCATGGTCTTAAATGATGGATAACGCATCACCATGCCCATGGTTTTACTTAATTCAATTTTTTTATTGTGGTTTTCTGGAATCTCAGGTTTAATTTCTAAGAGATTAACCTCAACCTTAACATGGTTGCCACATTCCACTTCTTCACCAGTCTCATTTTTGACTTTGTTATTACACTTATATTGTAAGTCTAATACTTCGCCAATTGAGCGTGCTCTGAGTGTTAGGAATAAAAATTCCAAATCTGTAATTGGTAAATCTTCAACATCCATATCACTTAAAACACAGTTGTTGATAATTTGTTTAATAGCCAAAATTGAAGCGTCTTCATCTTTTGATTCCATTGCCATCAATAGAATCTTTTCTTCTTTGACCAAGAATGGTCTAAATTGAATCTGCTTGCCGGAAAGTGGTAAAGATGCTTCGTAAATCGGCACATCAAGTTTAGGTAACATAGTAATTCCTCATAAGTTAAAATAATATTCTTCCGATACCACCATTAGTTACATCGCCGACTTTTTGTCCTGCATCATTAAAGAATGGTATCAATCTGGTGCCAAATAAAGCACCCGCTGCGGCAAGAAGGTCGTATTCGCCGTCATATAATACACGATATTTTTGATATGCAAATTGCACACCCAATCTGTGAAATCCGTCCTCACTCCAAGCTAATGCTTGTGAGCTAACTCCAATTGGATATGCATCAATCAATTCTACCGCATAAATTTGTTTAATAAAATCATCATATTGAATAATTTTAATATTGGTCAGGTAACGAGTTGTTTCACCTTTTGGATATCTTAGGTTGTTTGTATCCGATGGGTGAATACATTCCATCCATCTCTCAAATAACTTCCTTTCATAGAAATCATTTGTGCAGATAAATGTCAAGGTTATGTCATTATATTGTGTTTGATATGGAACTTTAAAAGTTGGTCCATATATTTTAGCATCTTGTGTTAATAGAGTTTTACCTGGCAACTCAGCGCTTTCACATTGTAAAGCTAAAAACCGAGACAGCGTAGGATTAGAGGATTTGGATTGTGGTTCAACCTTACCTTGAAGTGCTTCTCTAATAGAAGAGGTGATTAAATTTGGTAAGTTTAATAGTTTATCCAAAACGCCGTTACTGACAAACTCTCCAACATATTTTGGGATTGGCAGAACAACTTCAAAACGAGAAGGTTTGGCCAAGCCATCTTTCGTCCTGATGTTTGATAAGAATAGTGAGGGTGCGAATGACATTAGAATTTTTTCCGTGAATCTGAGTATACTTTTGATGAGGTAGCACCGACAAAGCTTTCCATAGGAAGCATAACTGCAATGTCCCATTCGTCTGCGGTGATTTCTAAGAACCTTGATTGAATTTGGCTAAACAGATACCGTTTAATGCAAGGTTGAGCCTCAAATGCCCTTGAGGCAGCTGACAGATAACCATAGCTAATTCTTAGCTTGGTTGTTTCATCATAATTTTTATTACTTGCAGTCTCACTCAATTTATCTAACAAAATGATGCGTTGCTTTGGATGAATGTAATGTAAATTCAATCCTAAAAAACCGTCTTGGTATCGTTCAATTGGTATAACCAATGGGAACCTGTC